CTTTATACTAAGTGCCGTCGTTCTGGGTACACCAATATTTGTTCTGCTGTACTTGTCGATGAAGCTACACAGGTTAAAGATAAACTTATGGGGATACAGTCGAAGACGGGAAAGGACGCACAAGAAAACATCTTCATGAAGAAGGTGGTTTATATGTTCAGAAACTACCCATTCTTTTTTAAACCTATACAAGACGGTACTACTAATCCACGTATGGAGCTAGCTTTTAGAGAGCCGTCAAAACGAATAACTAAAAACAATAAAACTTCCCAAACTGGGGAAGCTCTTAATACGGTTATAAATTGGAAAAACACAACTAATAATGCATATGACGGTGAGAAGCTACACTTGTTATATTTAGACGAAGCAGGAAAATGGGAAAGACCTACAGACATAAGAGACGCATGGAGGATTCAGAGGACGTGTTTGATCGTCGGAAGAAAAATCGTGGGGAAAGCTCTGGTCGGAAGCACGGTAAATCCGATGGACAAAGGTGGAAGTCAGTACAAGGATCTATGGAAGGACTCGAACCCTTTAGAAAGAAACGCCAACGGTAGGACAAGAACAGGGCTATACAGGTTATTTATACCCGCTTATGAATCTTTAGAAGGGTTTTTTGACGAGTATGGTATGCCCGTAGTAGAAGACCCATCAAGTGTTATAAAAGGTTTGGATGGGGAAGACATAATTTTTGGTGCAAAAACATATCTTAAAAACGAAAGACAGTCATTAAAAGATGACCCATCAGAATTAAACGAGGTAACTAGGCAGTTTCCTTTTACCACTGATGAGGCTTTTAGGGATAGTATAGATGGGAGTTTATTTAATATTGGTAGAATATATGAACAGATTCATTATAACGATGAGCTATTCCCAAACCCTGTAGTTGTAGGTAATTTTGTCTGGAAGGATGGTCAGAAAGACACAGAAGTGGTTTTTAAACCAGATCCAAAAGGAAGGTTTAAGGTGTCTTGGATGCCTCCACCAGAATTAAGGAATAAAAAAATCCACGAGAAGGGTAAGGTTATGCCAGCAAATATAGCCCTAGGTGTTGGAGGTGTTGACTCATACGATCTTGACGCTACGGTTGATGGACGAGGCTCAAAAGGAGCACTACACTTATATAATAAATTCCATATGGAGTACCCTTCTAATATGTTTGTTTTAGAGTACGCTTCAAGACCGCCGTTAGCTAAAATATTTTACGAAGATGTTTTAATGGCTGCGGTTTTTTACGGTTACCCTATATTAATTGAGAACAATAAGTACGGTATTGCAAGGTACTTTGAAACAAGGGGTTACGACGGATATTTAATGAATAGGCCAGCTCATTTAACTTCAGCAAGTTCTAAAGTTAATGTAAAGACAAAAGGGCTGCCGTCCAATTCTCAAGACATTATTCAAGCTCACGCACACGCTATTGAAGCTTATGTACACAACCACATAGGAACTAATCCAGAAACAGGAGAAGTAGGTAATATGTATTTTAACAAAACTTTAGAAGATTGGATTGGTTTTAATATAAATAATAGAACAAAGTTTGACCTTACTATAAGCTCTGGTTTAGCATTACTTGCTGCTCAAAAATCTAAAATAAAAAAGAAGCAATCTAACTTCACGGAGAGGAAATTCTTTAGGAGATATAAGTCTATCTCTTAGAAACGTGTTATTTAGTATATTTGCATAAATACTACCCCCTGATGTATAAAAACGACAATAAAAGTTCAGGCAGCTTTCCCGATCCACTAGCGTCTCAGCAAATAAAAGAAAGTAAGGCCTATGGATTAAAGTATGCAAAAGCAATTGAATCTCAGTGGGGAAAAGTCCAAGATTCAGGTTCTCTATACAATAAGAGAAACAAAACTTTTGAAAGAAATAGAGACTACGCTAACGGAACTCAAGACACAAATATATATAAGCAGATTTTAACAAATCTTGATCCAAACAACTCAGATGGTAGTCTTATTAATTTAGACTATACTCCAGTACCAGTACTTCCTAAGTTCGCAAAAATTGTAGCTAATAAGATTTTATCTCGTAATCCTTACCCAAACCTTGAAGCTATTGACCCAATATCTTCTTCTGACAAGAATAAAGAAAAACAAAGGATTAAAATTCAGGTCGAGTTAAAGGAGCAGTTAATGCAGCTCAAAAAGGATACTAACGGTTTAGTTTTAGATCAAGATCCTGAAATGCTTCCAGACACTTTAGAGGAGGCAGATATATTTTTAGACACAAACATTAAGACTGACGCTGAAATATCAGCTCAGATTGGCACTAATTTAACGCTTTCTTGGAATAACTTTAATGACGCTATCTACAGAAGGTGTGTTAATGATTTAGTTGCTCTTGGCATGTGTGTTGTTAGACGGACTAACGATCCTAGTTATGGGATTAAAACGGAATATGTAGATCCCTGTAACTTTATACATAGCCAAACGGAAGACCCCAATTTTGAGGATCTTGTGTACGCAGGCAACGTTAAAAGGATTACTATACAAGAGTTAAAAAGATTAGCAGGGGACAGATTCACAGAGGAGCAGTATAAAGAAATCGCTACTGATTCGGCTAGATCTAAATCACACGATACATCTAAATTTTCTAGATCTAAGTATGATAATTCCTTAAACAAAAATGCTTATGGGTATGATGACTACACAGTAGAATTACTGGATTTTGAGTTCATGTCTGTAGACTGCATGCATTTCGAGGAGAAGGAAAATAGACACGGTAATAGAAACTTTTTCTACGAAGGTTTTAACTATAAGGAAAAGACAGGGGGTGTGTTTGAGCGTAAGCCTCATAGAATGGATATAGTCACCGTTTATGGGGGGTTATATATTTTAGGGACAAAGCATATTTTCGACTACGGGATGAAAACTAATGTTCCTAGAAATATGCATGACATAGGTAGAACTCGCATGGGTTATTCTGTTGTTGCTACCAACTTTAGAGGGATGATGCCTAAGTCTATGGTAGATGGGTGCGTTGGTTTTGCTGATATGCTTCAAATAACTCATTTAAAGTTACAGCAATCTATAGCTAAAGCTAAGCCAGATGGTTTAATTATAGATATTGAAGGTTTAGAAAACGTTCAGCTAGGAAAAGGCGGGGAATTACAACCTCTTGAGCTTCATGACATTTATGAGCAAACTGGTGTTTTTTACTACAGAAGTAAAGACCCAGAGGGCGGATTTCAAAACCCACCAGTACGTACTATAGATAATAGTATTAGAAATATAAACGAGCTTATATCTTTATATAATCACTATTTAAGGTTAATTAGAGACACAACTGGTATCAATGAAGCTATGGACGCTTCTACACCGAAAGGAGATGCTTTAGTTGGAGTTCAACAACAAGCTATTGCGGCTGGTAATAATGCTATATATGATATAACTAACGCTTCTATGATCTTATTTAAAAAGGTCTGTGAGGATGTTGTTAAATGTTTGCAGATCATACCACCAGAATCTGTGCTTATGACTATCTACCAAAATGCTATTGGTAAGTCGAACATGGAGGTTTTAAGTTCTTTTAGTGATTTACCTATGTTTAACTTTGGTGTTACTGTTCAGAAAGAAATGGAAGATGCTGAAAAAGCATATTTAGAGCAGAATATTCAAATGGCTCTTCAACAGCAGCAAATAGATTTAGAAGATGCAATAGCTATTAGAAATCTAAAGGATGTAAATCAAGCTGAAAGATTGCTTATTATCCGTCGCAAAAAGAGGATGGATAAAATGGAGGCTCAGGCTATGCAAAATTCTCAAATGCAAGCTCAACAGGCTCAACAGGCTTCTCAAGCAGCTTCGCAAGCTAGGCAACAAGAACTTCAAATGGGAGCTCAACTTGAAGCGCAAAAACTTCAAATGAAGTCTCAACTAGAAATTCAAGTAGCTCAAGCAAAACACGAGTTGAATAAAGAGATAGAAATGATTAGAGCTGAAGCAACCCTAGGATTTAAGACTGACGACCAAGAGTTTAAAGAGAAAATTGAAGTTCTTAAAGAGGATAGAAAAGATAGTAGAGTTAAAAAACAAGCTGCTCAACAAAGCAAACTAATGTCTCAAAGAAAAGGTCAAAGAGGCGAGTTGATAGATCCTGTAGATATGAGTGAAACACAAGAACTAGATGAAACTGTTCAAAACATATTACAATAATGGCAAGTAAAGTAAATTTAGATGTATCAGAAAAGTTAGATATAACGTGCCGTCAAGGAGACAGCTTTGATCTTACGCTAACTTTAAAAAATTCTTCTGGGACGGCTCTTACGTTATCTACAGATAACTATTCCTTCCTTATGCAAGTCTATTCTTCAGGGGGTGCTGGTAGACAAAACACATCGCCTGTTTTAGGCAGCACTAATCTTGGTAAAAAAGTAGACAACTCTTTTGAGCCTTTTGTGGTTGATGATAGTGGTAATGTCACTATTAGCGCTACCCCTAGCACTATGAGAAACGTTAAGTCTGGTAGATATGTATATGACTTACAACAAATTAAACCTACAACATCAGGCGTTGATACTCACACTACTATACTTAGGGGTTCTTTTGTAGTAAATGCTGACGTTTCTAAATCTCTTTAACAAAACCATATGAGCGTAGAAGTTACAACGACATCTGGAAATACTGTAACCGCTACGGTTTCGGGAGGTACTGACGTTACATTTTCAACGACGTCTACTTCTGTTTCTGTAACAGCTCCTTCATCTTCAAGTATTTTTGTTTCTGAAAAGGGGCCTAAAGGAGACACTGGGGTTACTGGAGCTACGGGCTCTACTGGCGCTACGGGTGCTACTGGAGCTGCTGGACCTACGTATAGTGTTTCTTGTGTAGATGGCGACAATTCAGATGAAGAAAAAATAAGACTAACGGGAAGTGATTCATCTACAGATGACGTGGTTTTAGAAGCTGGCACAGGATTAAGTATAGCAAGAAATAGCGATAAAATTACTTTCACTAATACCGTTTCAGATACTAATACTCAGCTATCTACTGAAGAGGTTCAAGATATCGTTGGTGGTATGTTTAGCTCTAATACCGAAACTAGGGTTACAGCTACATACGTTGATGGTGGAGATGGAGCTGGTAAAATAAATGTGGTTGTTGATGATATGACAGCTAATGACAATACTCAGCTATCTACAGAAGAGGTTCAAGATATTGCAGGCCCTTTAGTTGCTACTGGTGGAACTAAAACTAACATTGCAGTTACATATGATGATGCTAGCGGCAATATGGATTTTGTTGTAGCTTCAGATTTAAACACTACGGGTAACGCTGGCACAGCTACTGCTTTAGCCACAGCGAGAGCAATTAACGGCGTAGACTTTGACGGTACTGCTCCTATAACTGTAACAGCTGCGGGGTCTACGTTATCCGATACAGTAACTGTAGCTAAAGGCGGCACTGGATTAACAACTGTAGCCGCTAATACAATATTAACGGGAAACGGGACAAGTGCTTTAACGTCTGAATCTAATTTAACTTTTGGATCAGACCGTTTAATTATTGGAGCTAATGCTGAGATAACACCTCAGTTAAGGCTTACAAACGACGAAAATACTGTTAATATTGGAGTGTCTGACGCTTCTGACAATTTAATTATCGGTTCGGCAGATGGCGACTTTGTTGTTAATTGTTCGGGGGATCACAACGTTTTATTTGGTCAAAACAATGCAATAGCCGCAAAAATAGACACTGACGGTAATTTTAATTTTAATCGTAGGTTTACGGTTACGGGGGATACAGATGGAACGTTTGAGGGTGATGTAGTATATTTTGGTGGTACAACATCAATGACGGATGGGAGAATATATCACTATAAATCTGACGGCACTTGGGAGGCCGCTGATGCTTCTACGGTTGCTACTTCTGACGGATTGCTTGCTGTTGCTTTAGGAGCTGCTTCAGACACTAACGGAATGCTTCTAAGAGGGATGGTTACTTTAGACCATGATGCAGGAGCTGTGGGAGATGTTTTATTTATTAATACAGCGGGAAACGGAGCTGCAACTTCTACTGCTCCATCTAGTAATAATAATATAGTAAGAGTTATAGGATATTGCTTGCACGCATCTAATGGACAGATTTGGTTTAACCCAGACAATACGTTTGTTGAAGTAACAGCGTAATGCCTACGATAAATGTAAATAGGCAAGGGTTAGGTACTGGTAGTACTAGCGGAGCTTTTGCAACAGCCAGATCAAATGCTGCATCATCTGTTACGGATGGTATCACAGGAGAAACGGACGTTCAGTATTTTAATACTATAAGAACCAAAAGGTTTAAAAGAGTTTTTTTACATTTTGACACAAGCGGAATAACTGGAACTTTAAGTGCGGCACATATAGACATCAATGGGGGTGCTGCGGCTGACGCTGATCCTAATGACACTATAATGATAAAAAGCACCGCTTTTGGAGGGGACGGGGGGACAGCTTTAGCTACTTCAGATCATTTTAGTTCACTAGATTATAGCACGGCATATTCTAGCGAGTTAACTACATGGTCAACAGGTAATAATGAATACACTCTGACAGCTGCTGCTTTAGCTGATATAAAAGCTAATGATCACTTTACTTTAGCTATAGTAGACCACGACAACGATTATGCTAACTCAGACACTACAGCAACAGCTGATATTACTATAGACTTTGATGTAACAATAACATTAGACTACACTTTAGTTTCAGGTTATACACACGATGTAATCGGTGTGGCTGCGGCTAGCATAGGTAAAGTCAACACAGTTGCTACAGCGAATATAGGCAAAGTCAACAGCGTTGATTAATTAGTATATTTGCAATATGAAGAACAAAGTTTATTTATTATTAGTTTTATTTTTTTCTATTACAGGATCTTTGTTTTCTCAGCCAGACAATGCTAGCTGGTTAAATGTAACAGTGCAAACAGATCAATACGGTGGAGAAACGTCTTGGGAGGTGCTAATGGGTGGAAATGTTGTTGCAACAAGCCCTCCTTATCAAGACAATGTGTTAAGCAACGTAACTATCCCTTTACCAGCAGGGGATGATTATCAGTTTATTATTTATGACTCTTTTGGAGATGGTATATGTTGTGATTGGGGAGCAGGGTGGTATAGCTTAACCAACACGTGTGGATTGGAAGTATTTGACTATGAATTTAACACAGCTTCTGATACGACCTCATTTGATTTAATGCCTTGTATGCCAGTTCTTTTAGGATGTATGGATGAATCTTCTAATAACTACAACCCTTGGGCTACTGTAGATGACGGCTCATGTAATGTAAACGAGTGTCCTTCTGATGAAACGCTTGTTTCTATGTCTCTCACTCTGGATAATTACCCTAGCGAAACAGGGTTTACTTTAGTAGATTTAGCTGCAGGAGAGTTTTATGAGCAGGTGCTTCCTCAAGAATTTGATTATGGTGACCAAAACGCAACTTTTACATACAACTTTTGTGTTTCTCTAGGTTTTGAACTTATACTTGTAGATACGTATGGAGACGGATTAAGTGCTTCTCAATGGGGAGGGACAGACGGTGCTTGTGTTATCACAGCGTGTCAAGACAGCGTTTTATGGGAATTGGAAGATGTGTCTTTCACCAGTTTTGATGATGGCAACACTGTTTATTCTGGAGCTATTTTTACAGAGCCTTGTCCACCAATACCGCCAATATACGGATGCACCGATGACGACTACGTAGATTACAATCCTTATGCTACTGCGTTAGACACATGTGCAACTTTACATGCTTGGGGGTGCATGGATATCAATGCATTTAACTACGACAGTACAGCAACAATATCAGATCTAAATAGCCCCTGTCCCATAACTATTACTCTAGAGGATGACGCTGGTGACGGGTGGGGTATGTCTGGAATTGGTATGGTTCAAGAAAATAATCAATGGTTATTTACTGTAGGACCAAATGAGTTTTCGCAATCATGGGACATTATGTTAGATTCCAATGAGGATGTAGATATATATTATTTTCAACAAGGGGGGCAGCAATCATCTGCACAAGAGCTTGCTTTTCAGACCTTGCATAATTCTATATTAGTAACAAATGAGATGGGGGACACCTTGCTTTCAGAGGGGTCTAATCCGTTTTTAAATAACGGACAGGGAGCTTTGCAACCTTTTAAAGCGCCTGAATGGAACGTATACAGCTTTACACCTGAATGTGGAGACAGCTGCGAACCATACACATATGGATGTGTTGATGATACAGCTCAAAACTACAACCCTAATGTAAACACGGGGGACGAAAGCTGTTACTACGCAGCTGGTTGTACTCAAGCTGGATACTTAGAATACTATACTCAAGGGTATGAAGCTGACTACGATAATGGTGATTGTGATGCGCTTGCGGTATTTGGTTGCATGGATAGTACGGCGTTTAACTACAACGAAGAAGCAAATGTAGAAACAGAATGTACTCCTATAATTATTGGTTGCATGAATAATTTAGCGTTTAACTACGATGCTAATGCTAATACAGCAGGTGACTGTATGCCTTACATATATGGGTGTACAGACCCTACAGCTTTTAACTACAACCCTGAAGCGAATACTGATGATAGTGATTGTGAGCCAGTAACCTTAGGATGCACTGATGAACAAGCGTTAAACTACGACCCATTAGCTAATACAGATAACGGTGGTTGCGTTGAAGTATTGGTTGACTGTACGGACCCTATTGCTGTGAATTACAATGAATTAGCTAACACTCCTAACAACGATTTATGTTTATACGACGCAGGTTGTATTGGCGAGGCTGGCGATCCATACTACTTAAATGACTCATGTTACGCTTGGATTATAGATATAGATCCATACTGCTGTGAGGTAGCTTGGGATGGGGCTTGTGTTGAGTTATATGGTTATTGTGAATCTGGATGGCCATCTGGTGTATACGATGTAGATGGTATATATAATGTTTATCCTAATCCAGTATTAGACATTTTAAACATTCAGACTTCGCTAGACGTAATTACAGAGGTATATAACGCACTTGGCCAGATTGTAGTGTCAGGGACTAGAGAAAAAAGAATTGACCTTACAAACCTTCCTAAAGGCTTTTATCAGGTTGTTATAAAATATAACGATAGAACTTCAATTAAAAAAATAATTAAATCATGAGCTATAAAACAAATAAAAAAACTAAAACTAAAATAGACAGACTATTAGGTAAAAACGCTATTTACCAATCGGAAAACGTTTGTGTAACAAATAGCAAAACCAAAAGGCAAGAAATAAATAGATATTGCCGTGTAAACTTTATAAACCCTATTAAGGAAATAGATTTAGATTTTTATAATCAAATAATTTTAGCGTGATGAAAATAGATTGGATAAACAGCTGGAACGCTGGTAATAAAAAAGAAAAATATGAGATTAGCCTAAGAATCGGTACATTAACTGTGCTTGAGATTTCATTCTGCCCATGTCCCAACTGTAAAACAAAAGGACATTGTAAGAAATTTAAGTTTATGATTTTAAATTTTGGTTTTGAAATATGATGTCTCCAGAAGCAAACGATATTAAGAATAGGTATAGAGTTTACGAATTAATTCTCTACAGCGTTATAATGCTTGTGGTTTTTTTATTAGGTACACTTGACATACAAGGACAGACTCTAAAAAAAACATTTAAGTTTGCTACTTTTTATACAGCTTTTAGCGGTGGTAACTCTATTGCAGACGATAACGTATATTCTGTTTTAGGCGGTCTCCAAACAGATGTTGTTAAAACTCCATTTGATTATTCCTTTACAGCTGGTGTCCGAAAGATGGCTAGGTTTGGGTATGAAAACAGAGCTAACACTTTTTACAATGGAACAGAAAGGTCCTACAGCGATGCCGCTACAATAGGTAAGGTAAAAGGATTTGAGTTTTTATTTGAAACGGATTGGCGTAGACAGCAAGGTAGAAACTTTTTAGATCAGGATCACTTCCTTAGGTATGTGGCTAAAAACTGGATAGCAAAAGTTGAGTACGTGCAAGATGGGTTTGCAGATGTGGAATACTTTGAGGGGTCTCAGAGATACAGGTTAAACGCTAATGACCGCCTCAGCTTTAACATTGGTATTGTACAACGTATATCAGAACCTTACGGCTACGATCCTTTAGAGGAGTGGATGTTATCTAATGGTAACCTACACTACACATCCCTAGCATTGCAAGAGGGTTATACAGTAGACGTACAAGCTGGAGAATACTTTTCACCTGATAATGAGCTTGTAGCAAACAGCTCAGACGTATGGGAGCAAGTTGTTGTTCCAGATGTTATAGATAATTACGTAACCCGAAAAAGAAGTGAGCTTCCTAGTCAATGGAATTACTCATTGGTATTAGGTTATGACTATTATAAATTTACCAAAGAGTTTTGGCTGCACAGCTGGGTAAGTGTAATGCCCTACCATTTAAACACAGGTAGTGATTACTCTTATCATGAGTACACGGGTAGCCAATGGATAGATTACGCTGGAGGCCTTATCTTTGGGTGGAGATTAAATAAGAGTCTTGGTGTTTTTTTAGAGGGTAAATACAATAAGTATTGGAACCGAGAATGGCACGATTTCTCTGTAGGAATAAATTATGTAATTTTGTAAAATGGGACAACAAGTAGGAGAGGATACTAAAGTAACGCTAGACCTAAAAACAATAGGTTTGTTAGCAGCAGGAATTGCCTCCTTAGTGGGGATGTGGTTTGCTTTGCAAGCAGACATAGCATTAGCAAAAGAATTGCCTGAACCAGTTGCGCCTGAGATAACACGTATGGAGTTTGACATGAAGGATCAGCTTGTTCGTCAAACTATTATGACAACGCAAGAAGATGTGTTAGAAATAAAAGAAGATTTAAAAAACATCGAGCGTAAAATTGATGAGTTAAAATAATATACCATGAAAGGATTTCTTACTGTATGCTTATTAAGTTTATTGTCGACGGTAGTATATGTTTCTATGCCAGAGGCAATTGGCATACCAGATTCAGGAGTCTGTGTGGTAGAGTTTAACGCAAGTTTTAATTCAAGTAATAGTGTAGATTGGTTAGAAGATTTAAGCGATTGTAAAGGCAAAAGAGTTGATATTGTTGCTAGTCCTGAGTTACAAAAAAAACATAAGATTGTTGTAGTTCCCACTGTAATAGTGTTTAGTGACGGCGAAGAAATAACAAGGTTTCAAGCTAACATACTAATGCAACTTGAGGTCAGTAAAAACGATGTACAAGAGGCTGTTGATGAAATTATAATGAGTGCATTCTAATGGCAAAGAAAAAAGATTCAAGACTAACAAGAGCAGGCGTAAGCGGTTATAATAAAGCTAAACGCACTCCCAGTCACCCTAAAAAGTCACACGTTGTTGTAGCTAAAGTGGGGGATAAAATAAAACTTATTCGTTTTGGTCAACAAGGCGTAAGCACTGCAGGGAAAAAGAAAGATGCAAGATCCAAGGCTAGACGTAAATCTTTTAAAGCTAGACATGGTAAAAATATTGCTAAAGGTAAAATGAGCGCAGCATATTGGGCTAATAAAGTAAAATGGTAATGAAAACTATCAAGTACAAAAAAGGGGGTAAGTTAAAAATTTCTAACAAAAAAGTTTCTGTTGATCCGCCGAAAGGGTTTCATTGGATGGAAGAAGCTGGACGTTATTACCTTATGTCTGGAGATTATAAACCTCATGCGGGAGCAGTAAAAACAGCTTCTTTTAAAACTGCTAATCATTCCAAATCTTGAAGATTAACAAAAAATATTTAAAGGGTAGTAAAAATCCTACTCGCCGTGCAGAGCTTATTCGTAAGATAGCTGCTATATATAAAAAAGGTAAGCCGTATCCTAAAAATTTAGATGCGCTTATGAAAGAAAGAGATTCGCTATGAAAATAAAAAAAGAATACAAAAAAGGGGGTAAATTTCCAGACCTTACTGGTGACGGTAAAGTTACTCGTGCAGACGTTTTAAAAGGAAGGGGCGTGTTTAAAGGAGGAGGTAAAGTAAAAATGTTTAAAAAGGGTGGCATGGCTGGTCTTTCCGCTGCTGAAAAACAAGTATATAAAAGAGGCCTTGCTGCTTATATGAGTTCAGGAAACAGACCAAAGGTTTCTCAACATGCTTGGGCAATGGCTCGTGTAAAAAGCGCATTCGGTAAGAAAGAAGCTGCTAAGATTAGATCTGGGAAAAGCAAAAAGAAATAATCACTATATTTGCATATAAAATAACTATTAATTATGGCAACTACAACCGCAACATTAACACTTTCGAGCTCTGACCTGACTGGTGACGCTCTATCGTTGTCTACTACGGCAACACTAACTAAAGCTGGTACAGTTACTGGCTTAAATCAAACTACTGGGGTAGCTAGAAAAACTACATCTGCTTCTTCTCAATATACATTATTTGATGGAGATGCTTATGCAAATGGATCTCATAAAGTTTACGTCAAGAATACAAGCACAGTAGCTACAGAGTATGTGACTATAGAGATTAATTCTGAGCAAATGGGTAAACTTTACGCTGGCGACTGGGCGTTTTTTCCTTGGGAGGCTAACGCTGACACTAACGACATTAAACTTCAACCAAGTGTATCTACAGCATTAACTGTAGAGTATGCTTTATTCTACGAATAATGGCTACACTTACCGTTAGTTTAACTATAAATTCTCTTGATGTACTGAGCACAAACCTCGGTTTGTCTCTGCAGAAAAGTATATCTGTAGATAGCGGTAATATCATTAGGGCTAAAGTAAAAGGTACTGCTGCTGACTCTAATGACTTGGCTGTGTACGTTGCAAATCAATGTAGTGACAGAGCATATCTTTATATTAAGAATTTAGAGCTGGAATTAGAAAACTATATATATGTCCACAACGACACCGATACAGGATTAGTTGCCAAGATTGGTGGTGGAGAGTTTGCTTTTATTCCTATTAATCCAGACAAGAAGCATGAAGTATATGCTACAAGAGTAGATACTATGATTGAATACGGAGTGTTCGGAAACGACAATTCAGCTAACCAGTACGGAGGTACTTGATAATAAAATAAAAACATGCCATTTGATATAATCACAGTTACACCGACACTCTCTACGAACGAATACGCTGATAATGAGGTTTTGTTTATCTCTACAGAAATTAAACTACCCTATAATAAGTGCAAGCTTGTTTCTCTTAACGCTATATGGAACGACACTGAAGCTGCTGCTAAAGAAATGATTGTTATGTTTTTTAAGGAAAACACACATGCATTAGGAACTGTCGCAGATGGAGCTCCTTCAATTTCGGGTGCTCAGATGGCAACCAATGTTTATTTAGGTGCGGCACGTTTGGTTAATACTGCTGCTGGAGAGGCTGCTCTTGGAACACCTTCGCTTCTTGCTGGACAGCACCTTAATAATGCTGGCGCTTCAACAGCAAACTTACCAAAGTTGGTTCTTGCTGAAGGTAGCACAAAAAACACTTGCTATATACAAGGTCTTTATGAGGTTGGAGCTGCTGATTCGTTTGCTGCTGATTCCTTAGTTATAACCCTAGGTGTAGAATATTAAAACATGGCTTACGATATAATTACTATAATTCCAACACTCAGCCTTGTAGCGTATTCTGCTTCTGATGTTATCTTTACTTCCACGTTAATTAAACTGCCTCATAGTAAGTGTAAGATTATAAACATAGATGCTGTGTGGCAAGATACTGGAGCTGCTACTGATGAGTTTACTTTAATGTTTTTTAAAGAAAACACACATCAATTAGGGACTATTAACACAGCTGTTGATATTTCGGCTGCTGAAATAAAAGTAAACGGTTTTTTAGGGGCAAGCAGATTAGCCAATGTAGGTGAAACAGCTCTTGGAACCCCTTCTTTGTTTGCAAGTCAAACTTTAAATGACATAGGGGCCACCTCATCGGACAGTCCTGATGTTGTTCTTGTAGGGGGGAGTACAAGAAACACCTGTTTCGTTCAAGGGTTTTTTGAAAACGATACAATTACTGCGGAGAGTACAGATCAGTTAGTCATTACTCTACACGTAGAATATTAAAAACAATATAATTAAATAATAATGGAAAATAAAGAAAGTATTGGAGGTTTCGAGGTATTCGATTCTCCAGAAGCGCTTTCTGCGTCTATGAATGCAGAACCGCAACAAACAGAAACAACAACAGAAGAGGCTCCACAACAGGAGTCTCAATCTGTTCAGGAGAGTGTGCAACCTGAGCCACAAGTAGAAACTACTTCAGAGCCAGTAGAACAGACTCCACAACAAGATATTCAGCAGGAAACTGCTACACCACAACAAAATACTATTGAGTATTCTGACAACGAGGTAGAAGGTGCTGTCTTTAAATATCTAAGCGAGAAGCTTGGTAGAGACATTACTTCTCTTGATGCGTTATCAGAGCCTCAACAGACTGCTCTTGACGAAAGGATCGAAGCTATTGCTAGATTCGTTGAAGATACGGGCAGGGCTCCAAAAGACTGGTTTGCTTACCAGCAGCTTGATACATCTGAGATGGATGACATGACTGCAATACGAGTAAATATGGCTTCTGAATACCCTGACTTAAATCGAGACGAGTTAGATCTTTTAATAGGGAGTAAATACAAGCTTAATGCTGACGTTAATACGGAAGATGAAATTAAGCTATCTCAGCTTCAATTAAAAATTGATGCTCAAAAGGCTAAAGAAAATATAGAAGGACTGAGAAGTTCTTACCAAGCCCCAGAGCAGACAGATTCTCAAATTGAAAGCCCAATAAATGATGAGTGGGTGTCTGAAATGTCCAAAGAAGTTAACGCTATGACAGGTCTTGAATTTGATCTGGGGGGCGATAAAACTTTTACTTTTGGATTGGACGATAACTATAAGTCAGAAATTATCGAGAAGAACTCGGATCTTGATAATTATTTTGATTCTTACGTCCGTCAAGACGGAAGTTGGGATTACGATATGCTGTCCTCTCACAGGGCCGTAATTGATAACGTTGATAAAATTGTTTCGTCTGCTTACAGACAAGGCATGAGCGACGGTCAAAGAGGCATTGTAAATAAAGCGGCAAACATATCATCGAGTACACCGCAGCCGACACCACAAAATGAAAACCCGTTGGCTGATCAGGTGAAAAACATACTTAGAGGAAACTCCTCTAAACTTACTTTTAAAATCTAAATATTAAGAAAATATGGC